ATGCTGGTGCAAGACATGCTGCCAAGCAACGATGGATGGAGAAAGATGCTAAGTATCGTTCCGAATCTTTAAAATTTTTTAACAGAGAAGCCTCTGCTGTTATTGCTCGAGATCAACAAAACAGAGAATTTAGTAAGGCTATCTCTAATGACTATCAGCGAGCTCGTTATGTTCAAGGTCAAGCATACAGAGCTATGGAAGCTGGATACATTTCTTCATTCCAAGATAAAGGAAGTGTAGATGAAGGCGGAAGAGCTAGACGAGGTAGATCTGGTCGAACTGCTAGCCAACAAAAAACCTTTTTATCACTTATGCGAGCTCAAGGTAAGTTAGAAGCTGCCGCAGCATATGAGTATGGACCACAGATGAAACGACGTTTTGAAGCTAGAAAGTTTAGATTACAAGCTGAACAAGCTAAATCAAGAGTAGCTTTAGGTGTAAGACCGGAATATGGTGCACCTGTGCTAATGCCACCAAGTGACAGATTAAGTGGTGCGTTAAGTATTGCAAGTAGTCTAGCAAGTATTGCTGCTACTCCTGTAGGTGCAGATAATAAGACTTTATTACAAGTGTTAAGAGGAGTTTAAATGGCTACAACTAAAGAATCATATTATGAGTCGCTAGGTAGGCAGTCTCAAATGCCCTACGTGAATGAGAAACTTCTTTACGTAGAGAATGAGCCTGACCTAACTAAGCCGGTTAATGAAAACATAACCAAAGAAATTGCAGACACATCTCAATTTTTTACAGATAATATCAATAGATATAATCAAACTGTAGCTGGTAAAACACTTAGTTTATTTAAAACTCTAGAAGGTCTTGCCCCTTCAGTAGGTCCAATACTAGCTCAAGCTGAAGTTTATAGTGATTACAGAGTTGACTATGACAGAATTAAAAAGCTGTCCCTTGACGATGATATCAAAGTTAAATATTCCTTAGCTGGTATGAACTATGATGCTCTTACTAATGCTAACTTAGCAAACTTAAAAGAAGAGCAAGGTAAGGCTGAAAAAGCTTTAGCACAGTTTGGAGTTTATGAAACAACTGACCTAGATGGTCAAAGTATAAAACTATATGCACCTGATATAGATGAGACTAGACAGACAATAGATGGTATACCGTTGGCTAATGGTAGACGTACTGTTAAGTCTATGAACTTACACTACAATCAATTTGTAGAAGCAGCTAAAGATACACTATACCATTCTGAAACAGGATTACTTTACGATCAACTCAACTACCAACAAAAAGCTCAGTGGACAGATGAGATGAACTCTTTGTACATCTTGATGTGGCGTGACAAAGATCCTAACCTATCTGAGCGTTTACTTGTTAGTGAGTTTATGCCTACCGTAAATGGTCAGGTTAAACAGTTATATAGTGGATCAGTAAGTAACAGTAGTGCAGCCAGTCGTGATGTTTCTATGGAAGCTACTAACTTCCAAGGTGCTCTAGTTGTTCAAGATATGTTTAAAAAGCATGAAGAAAAGGTTGATGGCGAAGTCTTGATGGATAACATGTTTTCCAAAGATGGCTGGATAGACAGACAGACTAGACTATACTCTGGTCAAGGTGTCGAAAATCCTAGAGCTAAAGCAAACGAAGACTTTGTAAGAATGGTTAAGTTTGGTATAGATAATAAAATGCTTACAGAAGAAATGGTTGGATTTATTCTTAAAGATTTTAAATTCGACTCTACAGATGGTAGAAAAGGTGTAAGTTATTACGATATCCAAAGCAAACGAGCTATAGAACTTTTAAATTATCAAGATGCTAAATTAACAGATGATGATAAAGTTAGGCAACAAGGCTTGTTAAAGGAGTATACTAACAAATATAACGATAACAACGTACCTATGACTTTAGATCAGTTAAACGGTTTATGGCATACTGATGTACGTGAAGAAGCTGCAAACTTGTACACAATAAGTAATAAAGGTAAAATACATGACCCTATATTCTTAGAAGCAAAACAAGGATTAGACTTAGCTATTTTTAACAGAGGTTCAGACAAAGACGTATTTAAAAATGTTATATATGGTGAAGGAGCAGTTGCAAGCAACAGAGCTTTCTTATCTATAGGTGCTAATAAGTATTATATAAAAGCTTATAATGCTGAATTAATAAAATTAAAAGATGAAGGTGCGGCACAGACTGCGGCATTGAAACTTACAGTAGATAAATTAAATAAAGGCGATTTTGATAATCATGTAGATGATACATCACCAAGTAATACTGATACAATCAGAAGGCAGAACACATTAATATATACTACTGATGGTAAAAAAGCTTTAACTTCTAAAGAAGCACACCCCGGTGAAATGTATTATGTACCTGACGCTGTAAACTGGTTTGTAGAAGGTGGACCTATCCCTGCATACTACAGAGAGTTTTCTAAGTATTATCCAGAACTTAGTGCAGAAAAGTTTATGCACGATAGATTGGTAGCTATGAATGTAATCAAACCTATACAAGCATATAAACTAAAAACTGTATTAGGTCTAAATAAAAACTCATCTAAAAACTTAACAAATAATATATGGTATAATAAAACATTCCAGACATTTGTTGAAAATGCTGAAGCATGGGGTCAAGCACAGACTAGATTAGAAATACCACTAGCTAAAGAAAATGGTGGATACGGTGCATTTAAAGCTAACGATGGTGAATATAGATCAGAGGTAAACTTACAAGAATTGGATATGTTTCAGTTAGGTGACTTGATTACTCTTAATCCAGACGGCGAGTTTGGAATGTATGGTATAAAAGGAAGTAACCTGACACAAGTTATTAACCATCTTGTAGCAAAAGGAGTGATAGATCCTAACCAAAAGTTTGATGAGAATTTTCAGAAAAAACTATTATTAATTAGACTTAAACTAGAAGCTAACAAGTCTTTATCACTAAATGGTGACACTAGCTATCTAGGACTACTTGAGTTTAGTGACCAAGACAAACAAGATTATGAAAACATTGTAGGTGCTATTCCCCCTTACGAACACCTAGATACACTTCTTCCGATTGTTGCTAAGGCAAAGATTGGAGCTTTATAATTATGAATGAAGACATACAATTTGACGCTACGGCGTTACCTTCAGTCGAAGAATTAGACATTCAGATTGAAAAAGAACAGAACGAACAAGACAAACGAAATGCTGTAAACCAAGCAGCATTACAGGATGAACAACAGTACACAGCTGCACAAGAAGATCCTCGTAATGCTGAACAGTGGGGATTCAAAGGTGTAGCAAAAGAAGCTCAATCTATTGTAGGCGGAGGATTGCAAGACACTGCATCATCAGTAACTACATTTGGAGAGCGTACTATTGATGCACTCACCGGTCAAAGGCAAAAAGAAATAGAAGAAGTAGGTTACTACAGACCAGACTGGGACCCCTTTGTTGATTACGAAGATCCTATTGTCACAAAGACATGGTGGGGTAAGCTACTCAGAGGTACTGTACATTTTGGCTCAATGGCATTAGGTACAGTACTAGCCGCTAAAGGTGCAGCCGCAGCCGGTATAGGTTTAGGCATAGGTGCTGGTGCAAAAGCACTACTAGGAGCTGGTAATGTAACCAGAGCTCTAGCAATAGGTGGTGTTTCTGATTTAATATCTAAAGAATCTGATGGTCATAACGCACTAGGAGCTATGAGAGATCATTATGGTTGGATAGATACACCACTTAGCACCAAAGAAACAGACCATCCTATAATGATGAAGATGAAAAACATCGTCGAAGGTATGGGCATAGGTCTAGCATTTGACGGTGTAGCTTTTATTTTAGGTAAAGGTGGTAAGGCTGTAAGACGACAGGTTATCCGACGTAATGGTAGTATAGAAGAACAGACTACTACAGCTGCTCTTGCACAAATGCGTAGAGGAGAAACACAGTTTAGAGCTGATAAAAACAGACCTGTTTCTGGTAGGCATCAAGGTGCACATCAATCTACTGTAGACGCTGGCGATGCTAGAGATCAGCTAAAACGTACACGTAAGGACTGGGGCTCAGAAGATGGGTCAACAGGTGGTGTTACTACAGCAGTTGAGAGAGAACGTGTAGCACGCTACGGTGGTACTACAGATGAGATAGTTGAAAGCACACTGAAGAGTTTATTAAGCACAGATAAGTTTGCAAAAGAGCTTGATGCTGTAAAAGGTGACAGAAAACTACTTGGTGAGATATGGCGTGATGCTATAGAAGGCTATCATAATATAGTCGAAGGTAGAAATCCTTTAGAAATGGCTCCAGAAGAGTACTTAGCAGATCTATTTGCAAAAGAACAAGCTGTTATACCATTAAGAAAGGGTCAAACTTTTGAAACATGGACTGGTGAAACAGTAGTTACAGCTGATTTAGTTGTAGGATCTTTGCTTAAAAAGCTAAGAGATACTGGTATTGCCGGTAGAGAACTAAGAGAGCTTGTATCCTTAGATGATATAGATGGTCCAGCAAAGCAAATTGTTGACACAATGCTTACAGCTATGTTCCAAACTAAAAAATCTAGGTTTGTAGCATCTGATTATTTTAGATCATTTGGTGCAGGCAAGACTCGAGCACAGTTAAATGACGCTGTAAACGCAGCAGTTAAGACTGAAATGGAAGATGTTAAAGAATCTATTATGTCTATTCTTAAAATAGCTAAAGATGATCCTGATGATAACTTGCTAAACGCATTGTTTGAAGCATTTTCTATGATGAAAAACGTCAATAATCTAGAAGATTTTGACAACTGGGCGAGAAAAATACTACGAGGTGGTAGATTTGATCAGTCAACACCTGACCGTACTGGTGCATTAATACGTAACTTACAAGAAATGGTAAGTCATAGTGTATTAAGTGGACCTAAAACTCCTATGCGAGCACTTCTTGGTACAGGTACTGCAACATTTTTAAGACCATTACAAACATTCTTTGGTGCTACTCTACGTTATCCATTTACTGGTGACTCAGCTACTGTACGTGCAAGTCTTGCATCTATGAACGGTATGCTAGAATCTATACCAGAAGCATTTGATTTGTTCTTTACCAAACTAAATGGTTACTGGAGTGGTGATTTATCAAACATCAGAACTAGATATATTGAATATACTAAAGGTGATTACAACTGGGAGATTGTACGTAAATGGGCAGAAGAAAGCGGCAGAGCTAGTTCAACAGACAGAGCTATGTTTGCTTTTACCAACATGGTACGTAACATAAACAATAATAATTTCTTTTCATACTCTACTAAAATAATGGCAGCAACTGATGATGCTTTTACATTTTTACTTGGTAGAGCTAAGATGAGAGAAAAAGCTATGCGTCAAGCACTAGACATGCAAGCTGATGGTATTAGTTTACCAAAACTTACACCTAACTTAATGAGAGCATATCAAGATGATTTCTACGGAGAAATTTTTGATGCAGCTGGTAACATAAAAGATGAAGCTACTAATTTTGCACGTCAAGAAGTTACACTTACACAACCTTTAACAGGTTTTGCTAAGGGACTAAACGATGTATTAACAGCTAATCCTTATGTTAGACCATTCTTCTTATTTGCTAGAACTGGTGTAAATGGACTTGCATTGACTGGTAAGCATACACCCGGATTTAACTTTCTTGTAAAAGAATTTAATGATATAGCATTTGCAACAGCTGAAAACTTAGGAGAAGTTAAAAAGTATGGTATTAACAATGCTGTCGAATTAAACAATGCTAAGGCACTACAAACTGGTAGACTTGCTATGGGTTCTGCTATAACCTTTATGGCAGTTCAAGCATGGATGTCAGGTAGACTTACTGGTAACGGACCAGCTGATAGACAAAAACGTCAAGGCTGGATTGACGGAGGATACATACAAAGAACTATAGATGTAGGTGGTGTTAGAGTCGGATATGATTCAATAGAACCATTTAATCTTATATTATCTACAGTTGCTGACGTAGGTGATGCTAGTATGTTAATGGGTGAAGAATGGACAGAAAGAGAATTACAGAAAATTTCATTAGTTATGGCACAAGCTATATCTAGTAAATCTTACTTAGCTGGTATTCAACAGCTAGTAGATCTAGTAGCTGGACGCCCCGGTCAGGTAGAACGTATTGTTGCAAGTTTAACAAACAACACGATACCACTCGCTGGTTTACGTAATGAAATAGGTAAATTAATTACACCTTATATGCGTGAAATTAACTCTGGTGTATTTCAATCTTATCGTAACCGTAACTTATTTGCTGAGTATCTTCCCGGAGAAGATGTACCTGTTAAGTACGACATGCTAAACGGCAAACCTATTAGAAATTATGACTTCATGACTAGATCATTTAATGCTATTAGTCCTGTGTCATTAAATCTAGAAGAATCAGACGCTAGATCTTTCCTATTTAATAGTGGATATGATTTAAGAATGTCTACTTTTTATGCACCTGACGGTACTAACTTAACTGACGATCCACTTATTAGATCTGAATTTCAGAAAGCTATAGGTCAATTAAATTTAGAACGTGACTTAGATAAGTTAGCTAAAGACCCTAAAATCTTACAGTCCTTAGCTCTTATGCAATCTGATATACGAGCTGGTAAACGTGGTGAGTATAACGCTCGTGATTATTACCACAATATAGTAATTGATAGACTATTTAAAGCAGCTAGAAAAAAAGCTTGGGATAGTATTAAGTATCAACCTAACATAGAAGCTCTTATAGCAGAGCAATACGACAAGAAACAGAAACAAGTTGAAAAACGATTTGCTTCCTATAACCTACAAAATATGTACAAATAAATGGCAACAACCTTTCACGATTATAATGGTAATCAGGGAACAGGAACAAACAGTGCGGAGTATGACTTTTCTTTCCCCACCTTCAAACAAGAAGAAGTGAAAGTAGAAGTTGATAATGTAGTAAAAGATCTAACGACTCACTTCACTGTTCCCACTTATTCAGCTACTACTGGTGGTAAAATAAGATTTACTACTGGTAATATTCCCACTTTATCTACCCAGAAAGTTAGAGTTTATAGAGAGACAGATGTAGACGGAGCTAAGGCTACATTTACAGCTGGTTCATCCTTAAAAGCTAACGAGTTAAATACAAATATAACACTGCTCTTACGTAGTACACAAGATCGTACTAATGCTAAAAACGTACAAACTCATGATCTAAATGACAGAGCAGTTACAACAGATAAAATAAAAGATCTTAATGTAACTAGAGCTAAGTTAGAAGCAGATATTATTGATGGTACAAAAATTGCTAATGATGCTGTAGACTCAGAGCATATTGCTGCTGACTCTCTTGACACAGAACACTACGCACCAAGCTCGATAGACGCTACTGCTATAGCTAACAATGCTGTAACAATGGACAAGCTATCTAGTGGTGCATTGCCTACAGATATTACAGTTAACTCTGACAACTTTGTAAACGGCAGTATAGTCAACGCTGATGTCAACACAACGGCTGCTATAGCTGGTACTAAAATTTCACCTGACTTTGGTTCACAAGCTATAACCACAACTGGTAATATAGTTGTAGGTGGTACTGTAGATGGCAGAGATGTAGCAGCAGACGGTACTAAATTAGACGGTATCGAAGCTGGAGCTACAGCAGATCAGACAGCAGCACAGATACGTACACTTGTAGAAGCTGCTTCAGACAGTAATGTTTTTACAGACGCAGACCATAGTAAGTTAAATGCTATAGAGCCTAATGCTACAGCTGACCAAACTAACGCACAGATAAAAACTGCATACGAAGCAAACGCTGACACTAACGAGTTTAGTGATGCAGAGCAAAGCAAGCTAGCTAATATAGAAACAGCAGCGACAGCTGACCAGACTGCTAGTGAAATAAAAACACTATTACAATCTGACAAGCTTACACTATCCGAAATAAACACAACATCTTTAGATGGTAGATACTATACTGAAACAGAAGCTTTCCTACAACCAACCCACAGGGAGCTACAGGTCAGTCAGCTATACTAAGTATACAAGCTGCAAGCACAACATTGACCCCTAGTGGTACTACTGTAACCATAGCCAATGGTGCAGGGACAGGCAATACTGTAACAATTACAGGCGTGTCTGCTGCTATACCTACAGGCTTTGGCTTTTTAGTTGAGTCTACATCTACAACACATACATACAGTTTTCACAGATTAGTACCTATAGCTACTCAAGTTAATACTGTAGCTACTAATATAACTAATATTGCAGCAGCTGGTGCTAACGTAGCAGACATAAATAACTTTGCTGACATATATCAGATAGCAGGTAGTGCTCCTACACAGAGAGCTGATGGCACATCACTACAGGTAGGTGACCTATGGTTTGATAGTAGTAACGATAACTTAACTGTATGGAACGGTAGTGCATTTGCGACTATCACTCCTTCTCAGTCAGTTCTTGATGACGTAGCTATTGTATCTGGTGCTATAACATACAGTGAAGATTTAGGTCTTATTACAGCTTCAGCAACTACAGGTAGCTCTAACGGCTCACTTGACATAGTTGCAGATGCAATAGAAGATGAAGTAACATTTACTGTTACAGCTGCTACTGGTAAATTTATTATTGATGGTGTAGATAAGCCTGCCCTAACATTATACAAAGGCTGGACATATACATTTGACGTAAGTGATGCATCAAACGCCACACACCCACTACGCTTCTCAAGCGGAGGTAGTGCTTATAATACTGGTGTTACTGTTACTGGCACTCAAGGACAAGCTGGTGCAAAAGTTCAACTTGTAGTACCTGAGTCACAGCCAACAAGTTTCATATACTACTGTACAAACCACAGTGGTATGGGTAACAGTATAACTGTAAAGGATGACCCAATCAAGACAGTATCTGACAATATAACTAATATTAATACAGTTGCTTCTGATTTAACTGAAGGCACATCTGAAATAGATACAGTTGCAAATAATATTACTAATGTAAATAATGTTGGAAATAATATATCTAATGTTAATAGTGTACATAGTAATGCAACCAACATTAACAGTGCAGTATCTAACGCAACAAATATAAACACTGTTGCTGGGTCTATATCTAACGTAAATACAGTTGCATCTAATGTTAGTGGAATCAATGATTTTGCTGATAGATACCGTGTGGCAAGTAGTGCCCCGGGCAGTAATAATGACGAAGGTGATCTTTACTTTGATACAACATCTAATGAGTTAAGAGTATATAACGGTTCATCTTGGCAAGGTGGTGTAACAGCTACTGGTAACTTAGCTGGTTTAGGTACTAACACATTTACTGGTGACCAGACAATTAACGCAAACATTGTTGTATCAGGTACAGTTGATGGAAAAGATGTATCTACTTTAATAGCAAATGTTGTTGAAGATACTACTCCACAATTAGGCGGAGCGTTGGACGGTCAAAACAACAACTTATCAAATATAGGCACTATAGATGGTGCTAACTTACAACTCGACTTCGGAACACTTTCATAATGGCAAAATTATTAAAATTAAGACGTGGAACTACCACGCAACATGGTAGCTTTACTGGAGCCGAGGGTGAAGTTACAGTAGATACAGACAAAGAAACACTTGTCGTACACGACGGCTCAACAGCTGGCGGTCACCCAGTAGCAGCAGAAGATATGGCTAACGTATCTTCCGCTTCTATTGCTGGTAGACTAGCTAACGACTCTCTAGCAACATCTAAACTTGCTGCCGGAGCTTTACCATCAGACGTAACCGTAGCTAGTGCAAACCTAGTTGATGGTACAATCGTAAACGCAGACGTTAACGCATCTGCTGCAATAGCTGGAACTAAGATATCTCCTGACTTTGGAAGTCAAGAAATAACTACAACTGGAAATATAATGGCTTCAGGTGGTTATGTAGGAGTTAATGGTACAGGCCCTCAAATTCGTCTGAATGATACTGATAGCGAAAATGATTTTGAAATACAAAACGATAATGGTATTTTTAAAATTCGTGATGTAGATGCTGGTTCAGATAGAGTTATTATAAATAGTGCTGGTACTACTACATTTGCTGGTAACTCAAATTTTAGTGATGGTATTGACGTAACAGGAGCTACTAGAGCACTTAGCTCTTTAACTGTAGGTTCTGGTAATGATTTCCAAGTTACTAGAAGTAGTGGTAATACTGAAGTTCAAAACTATAGTGGAACATTACTGATAGGTAATGCTAGTAGTAATTCAAATAATATTTTCTTTCGTGCAAGAGCAGATGAAAATTCAATAGAATGTGTACCTGACGGAGCCGTAAAGTTATATCACGATGGTGGCGGTGTGAAGTTTGCAACAAGTTCTACCGGAGCTACATTAACAGGAAACCTAGCAGTTACAGGAACAGTTGACGGTAGAGATGTTGCAACTGATGGTACTAAATTAGATGGTATTGAAGCATCAGCTACTGCTGACCAAACTGCCGCAGAAATTAGAACTCTTGTAGAATCAGCATCTGACAGTAATGTATTTACTGACGCTGACCATACTAAGCTAAATGGTATTGAATCTGGAGCCACTGCCGATCAGACAGCTAGTGAAATAGCATCTTTACTTGACGGGCAGAACCTTCATACAACTGGAGAAATTGGTAGAGATGCTGGAGATTATATAAAATTTAGTAATAATACTCACGCTGATATTTATATTAATAGTAATAACGAGTTTAGATTTGAAGCTGACGGTGACTTTCATGCAGATGGAGACGTTATAGCTCAGTCAACAACTATCTCATCTGACAGAAAACTAAAAGAAAATATTGAAGTAATACCTAACGCTCTAGACAAAGTGCTTGCACTAAATGGTGTATCCTTTGACTGGAAGAAAACAGGAGAAAAAAGTGCTGGTGTTATAGCTCAAGAAGTACAAGGTGTACTACCAGAAGCTGTGAAAGAAGTAACAGCACTAAGTAATGGTGAGTCACATCTATCAGTAAACTATCATGCTTTAACTTCTATATTGATTGAAGCAATTAAAGAATTACAAGCAGAGGTAGAAAAAC